GAAGAAATATCTTTAATACCAGGTTCATTAGTAAGACAACTCATGTCCCCACTAATCATCATATTCTTTGCAAGAGTCAAAGAAAGATTCTCACAATCTTTCGGATGTTTATTGAGATTAAGTTTAGGAACAATATTCATAATTATTCATCACGTCTAAAAGTGAAATTATAGAACATACTTCCCCAAGCATTACCATCATATTTTCCTTGACCATCAATAGCAACAGAACTCTTAGCTTTACTACGAAGTTCCATCCAAGCTACATAAGGATTAATAGCAGGATTATTAGCAGTAAGATTAAGCACAGGATGTTTCATTCCACGAGTAAGCATTTTATACATACAGAAAGCACTAATAGCTTCAATAAGTAAACCGTTATTAGGAATCTCAGGTAAATCACAGTGGTAATAATCACTATAATAAGTTTTTACTTCTTCACTTTCAATAGTGATTTCATCTGTATCAAAATTAAGTTCTATTTGATTTTCACTAATAAGAACATAATTATGATAAGTTTTATCATTACGTTTTATTTCTTTAACATTATAACGATCAGGATAATCTTTATCAATACGAGTCTCAGCAAACATATCAGGTCCATAAGCCGCGTTAGAATTATAACTAACATCAGCAGTACCAGTTCGCATTCCACACTGTTGCTCCCCCGTAGAGGAACAACACCGTTTCCCATTTGCATTAGATATCATAGGAATTTTACAACCTTGCTTATCATAAACAACAAGTCCTTGCACTTTAATAGCACAAGGAGAATAAGCAATACGGTCAATAACTTTTAATGTTCTTTTCTTTCTTTCAGTACTAAGAACTTTTAATTGAGACATAGCATCAATAGACCAAGCAGCAACACGCGGAATCCAATCACTTGTATCCGGATTAAAGTCGTTGTCTATTTTTGCTATTATGCGCTCCACGTTTGTATTTATCTTGTTCAGCATTTCTAATATACTTTAAATAATCCGTTGGATATTTAAAAAGAGTAGCATTTAATTTATACGCTATATTAACTTTAAGATTAAGAATATCTTCCCTGTCTTTACATAGTTTTGAAACTTCTTCTTGACTTTTACCTCTAAGAGGAAGATCAATATATTCAACAGTTTTAAATTCTTGTTTACTTTTATGTAGTATTTTACTATTAACAATATCTATTTCATAATAAAAATTATCTTGCCTATAAACCCTATAATCTTCTACTTCATATTTGATGCCTCGTGCTTCATACCAAGCAGCTTTTTTAGCATCATAGAGTTCTTTGCCTTCAGCAAGTAGTTGTTTCTTCTTAGCAGCAGTAGCGGCAAAATCAATAATCATTTTAGGTTTACCAGTAGTCCAACGACTTATAAGAAGATCACCTATACCATAACTATAAGCATAAGCGTATCCATCTAATATAGCTTTATGAACGCCATAACCATAAAATTTATTAACTAATGCTTTAAATTCTTTAAACTTTAAAGAAGAAGTACTTTTAGCAACTTCATAATTATTAATGTGACGATTACAATGTTTAAGCAAACCACAGTATTTAACAACTTGTAAAACTAATAATCTTTTAGGACCAACTTCAAACTCTTTAAGCATCTTATGTGCTTTCTTAAAAAGTAGTTCTTCACTATTATATTTAGTCATTCCCCATTCAATAGGAAAATCAATAAGTTTGATACCAAGGTCATAAAGTTCAGTAACATTCTCAATCAAACGATTTTTACAATCTAAAAGAATAGCATAAGCGGTTTCATACTTTTCTTTATAAATAGGAATGTTTTGTTTAGCTTGGTTAACAAACATATAATAGTAGTCATTTATCTTATAATCGGGTTTCATATTTTATCCTCTAAGTTTATTAATTTCAGGAGTTTCATTAGTTTGACGATGAATCTCTAAATGAAGCCTTTGATAAACCATATCTTTAACAGCACCTACAAGGTCTTCCGGCAATAAGAATTCATCGTCATCAATAGTAAATTCATTAATAACTTTTTCACCTTCAACAGTTTCAGTTTTAATAATCTGAGGATATTCGAATACAGATTCAATAATAATATTTTTAATATTAGCAATATCATTGCCAGGAGAAAGACGAATATAAATATATTCATTAATGTAATCATAAGTAGCAAGATTACACATACCTGGAAGAAAATTATTAAACCTTGCAGAAGCCTCTTTTGCAAAAGGAATTTCATGAGGATTATTAACCCCAGCAGTTCTTACAGAATGAAAAGGAATATTATGAGGAAGACGAGTAGGACGAGGTACTTTTTGAGCAGTACGTTTAACAACAGAAAGTTTAAGATCATCAGTACCTTTTAAATCTCCATCAGGAACATCAATAAGACTAAGACGAAAACGCTGTTGAAGCACTTTGTCTGTAATAGAGTGATTATTATAACTCTTACGAATAAGTTCGTTACGAGCATGAATAATCTCTCTTTTAATTGCAACACGAAGAGCATTATTATTAGGCTCTTGAGCAACATGCGCAATCTCAGAAACAAGTTGATTAATAGAACTCATATTATCATTAATAAGATTATGATACACAATAAAGATATAAAAAATATTTGGAATAACTTGCATTTCTGCAAAACTTTTATAATAAGACAAACAAAAAGGCTCGACGTTAATACGCCGAGCCACACAAAGAATAAGAAAATAAAGAGTTTAAATAGCTTTAAAGTACTCCCAAACTTTATCATCATCTGCATCTACATCCTCAAACCAATTAACGATAGTAGCTTCAATGATTTTTTCTTTCATTTCGTCTTCACTAATATTGCCAAACCATTTTTCATATAAAACTATATTGTCATGGTATTGAGCATTAAGAGCAACATAAACATCCCATATAGTAATATTACTATTAATGCTTCTAACACGTTTATCATAAATCTTTTTAGCATCTTCCGGAGTAAACATATGACGAGTAATTTTGTTTCCTTTACCATCTATATGATACATCTCTTCAACTTGCCACTCTCCATATACTTCATCAAAATGAGGACCTTTAATCTTTTCATGTATGTTACACATAATCTCCCAACAAGCGTCTTTATCTTCTTGAGTTTTATGTTGAAAATGACTATCAAAACTACTAATAATATCCCAAGCAGTTTCATTATCTAATCTATGTGTAGACTTATAATGGTCTACCATTTCTTTAAATTTATGCATAATCTTAAACGTTATATTGTTTTAAAATATCTTTAAATTCTTGTATATCATCCTTATCTAAACAAATAGCTTTGCTCATAAAAGGAATCTTAATTTCAACAGCTCCATTTCCAATTGCTATCCCATGTTCTTCCTTTACGGGGGAGGAAATAAGATTGTCAACGACATCATTAAGAATACCGTCAGCATCAATCATCCCATCTTCATTAGCAATCAAAGATAACGCTTTGTCTATTTTAGAAATATTATTATTTATAATTCTTGCAACAAAAGGACGAACAAAAACATTAATCAGTTGACTATCGCTTGATAAAACTGTAAGTTTATTATTGAAAAATTCAATAAGTTTATTGATAATAATTTCTTTATTTACCATGGTTTACTTATCATTAATAGTTTTAATAAATTCTTTATATGTTAATTCGGGATTAGCCTTAGCTGCAATTTGAAACTTTTTAAACATTTCAATTTCTTTATTAGATTGTGCAACAATTTTATCCTTACTACTTTTAATAAAATTCAATTGTTTAGTCAGTAAATCTTTACCAACTTCTGAAGATTCAACAACACTCTTAACAGAATTAATAAGAGCCTGCTGAATAAGTAGTTTTAATTCAGTATCAATAGAAGAATAAGTTTCACTATTGAAAAGAATATTTCTTTGATCTTCTGTAAGACTTGAAACTTCTCTATCAATTTCAGTCCAAAGAGAATTAGTAGCAGTATGTTGTTTAATTTGACTATACTGCTCTTTCATGGCTTGTAACTTTCTCATTCTATCTTCAATTTCACGTTCATAGTCAACGTTATTAGGACTATAAGGATTTTGAAGAAGAGGGTCAACACCAAAATTAACTGTATAATTGGGATTAGTCATAGCTATTTATTTCTTATTGTTTGAAAAGAAGAACTACTTTGAACCGAAGCCCAAAGTAGTTCCCCCGTAAAGGAAGCATCACGGCCGAATTACTCAGCAGCAGGAGCAGGAGTAGCAGCAACCTGACGGCAAGGGCTATAAGAAGGATAACCCGTAACAGTAGGTTCGTTAGGCAGAACAAGCTCACCCGTAATCATACGGCAAGTACGACGGAACAGGTTGAAATCAGCATGTTCAGCAACACGACGAATATCCGACTGAATAAGAGCATCTTGATAAGGACGAGTAGCCGTAAGAACAGCAATCTTAGTTTCCAGATCGCTAATGCGAGCATTAGTAATATCAAAACCATCACGCGTACTCTTATAAAGACCAAAGTCTGCATCAACTTGACTCTTATAAAGACCAAACATCTCCGAGTTAATAACCTGACGATCATTAAAACGAGCGTTCTGTCCCTGATAAGCAAGCGACCACATACCATTGATAAGTTCACACTTATCTTCTTTCTCTACACCAGCAGCAACAGCACCAGCAGCACCCATGCGATTACCGAACAGACCACCACCAAGTCCACCACTCAACAGCCAAAGAGCAGTACCAGCAATACCAAGTCCAAGACCAGTACCAGCTACACCTTTGGAAGCATACTCCTTGTGAGAACCAACCTCAACAAGTTCCTCGCCATTCTCTTTATTAATCAGTTTCATAAAGGAAAATTTTAAAATGTTAATTTGTAAGTGATTTTGTAAACGTTTACATTACAAACATACATTTGTCCGGCGAATATACATAACGATAACAAAAAGCCCCGCAGACGTTAATCTGCGGGGCATGGACTTGGCAATGAGTTGCCAATAAGGGATATTTACTTTACAGCGTTTCTTATTCTTTTTAATTTAATACCAATAAAATCACTTTCAGTCCATGAAAGTTCTTTAAAGCCAGCAACTTTACGACCAGGAGGAATAATACCTTCACGAACGTAATTATCAAAAGTAGATGGACTACAATGAAGTATCTTTTCGCATGCGATAGTTTTACTAATACGTTCTCCGCCTTTGTTTATAGTAGCAAGAAGTTTAACAAGTTCAACCAGTTCTTCTTCTGTAATTTCACTATTTCCGGCGTCAATGTTTTCAATCGAGTGTTGAAGTTCTTTTTTCAATACTTTAAGTAACACGCTCATCTTTTGTAGTAGTGTTAGTATTTTTTTTTGTTGTGAAGATACAGACCAATTAGAGTAAAAACGCCAGCTAATATGTAATATGACAATAATAGCAGCGAGTACCCACATTCTATACTTGTATATCTAATGAAAAACGTTAATAGCATAACAGAGGCATTATAACTAATAACAACTCTATGCCAAGTACAAAAATTAAAAGCATAACTACAAGAATACATAAGAGCAATCCCTGCAATAGAAACTCCAATTGTAAAACTCATTAAATCATTTACAGCATCAGGAGAATTAAAGTAAACAAGTGTAGCATTAATAAGGATTCCGATAGCAGTAACTACCGGAATCTATTTGGCAAGTAATAGAAAAACTTTATGTTTAGTCAACATAATTTATTTCTTTTTACCACCTTTTCGAACATCAGAACTTCGAGGTCCAGCAGTACCAACTCCAATCATAGGCTTACTCTTCTTTGCCATAATATTAAAAATTAGTTGATTGTTATATTGACAATATTGTCAATTCGAATATAGGAATAAATTTTGTATTTACAAAATTATTTAGAGGAATATGAACGAATTTTTATATACTCAAACCAAGCATAACATTTTCTTTGTTTAAGATAGTCAAAATTAGTATCATTATTGTAAGCTTCTTCTTCAAATGAAACATCATGATAACTATCATTTTGTTTTTTATGGAAAAAACGAACAATTAAATATTCAATACTATACCAAAGATAAAAACCAATAAAAAGAGTTTCTAACATTTGACGTGTATGAATACGTTCATGGTTCTTTGTTTTAGCGCTAAGAGTATCTTTATAGAATACTATTCCACAAATATTAATAGCATTGTAAGAACCAAAAGGAAAAACTTTATTTTTAATCCAAATCATAATCAATTAGAACTATCTTGTTTATAACCTATTTTAAGTTTATTAATTATAGGTTTAAGAATCCAAGTCCAAATAACAGGAGCAGCAATAGAACTATTAATAAGTTTTAAAGCGTCATCATAATTATTATATTTATAAATGCAAAACATAATTATTGTAGCAAGAACAAGAAAAATACGTTTAGTAAGAACGGGGACTTTTTTGTCCCCGTTAAAATAATCAGCAGTTTTAATAAGAAAATAAGTTACAATATTAATCATTAAGATATAGATAATATCAAAACTATCAAACACTTGTTTAATAAGAGTCTGTTCCATAAATATTATTGAGTTACTGTCATATCTATTACTTTAGCAAATTGAGCATTAAAAGCCGATTCAGTAGTATATTTAGTACCACCACCTAATTTATAAGTATTGAAAGGAGATTGTAAATATACGTCGGTACTATTTAACAAATTAGTAGTAGTGTTAAATGATACTTTGGTAGCTGTTATATTATCAGCATTTGCATTTTGTAGATTAAAGAAATAAATCGTATTAGAAGTTACAAACCCTTTAATATGTACTTTATAGCTACTGTCAGTAGAATCTTCAACAACCAAAATATTTGCCTTCTTAATACTATTTTGAATAGATGTATCTGAAATAACGGTATTTAATTTAGCCGAATCTATTATATAGGTATTTACTGTAAGTTGAGCAATAAGTTCTTTATACATTAAATCTTTATTAGTCTTGGTGCCACCCTTTGCTTTATAATTAGAAAACATTACATCATCGAATTGAGCATTTTCAATAGGTCCCAAAAGATTAGATGGCATTCTCAAAAGAATAGAATTTACCGAAGCGCTATTACTTATACAATTATAATATATTACTCCAGTAGATGTATACCCTCTTGCAAAAATCTTGGTCTTACCGCTACCTTCATCCAATATAAGGAAAGTAGCATTCTTAATACTTTCTAACTTATCACCACTATGTACTTTATTTAAATCAGAATTAGTAATTTTATAAAAATTCAATAAAGATACATTAGCAATTTCTTTATTTACTTGAGCTTGTGATTTACCAGTATAACCTTCTGCAAGAAAAGCTCCATAAGGGAATATAAAATTACGAGAATAAATATTCCATGACGAATTAGCAAGATTTATAGTAAGTTCATTATAAGTTAAAGATCCACCATTTGATGCTAAATGTTTTACTGTACAAAAGTATAAATAAGCATTAGTTTTTGTTACAACAGTATAAATAGATTTACTACTTTCTATCGAAGTATTATCATTTAAAAGAATAATAGAATTAGCTTTTTTAAGAGCATTAATAGTATTGTTATCTAATACTTGACCAGCATTATTATAATCAAGAACAACAGTATCTCCAGCAAGAATATTAATTAATTCTTGTTTAGCTTCAGCATTAGTTTTAGAACCTCTAATACTATCATAATTCACAATAGTATCTGTATCAAGTGTATTAATGAATGTAAATCTACCTGTAAGATTATTCATATAATATGTTTCCATAGCCTGTTTATTGAAAACTATAAATGTAGTAGTGTCTTCATTTACTTTTGTACAATAACCAGTAAAAACATATCCATCCATAACTAATAATGCAGGAACAGCTTTGTTAGTTTTTAAACTATTAGCGGCAATCTTATTAATACTGGCATCATTATAATCAAAATAAACATATCCGGGAATACTACTAATCTTTTCAAGACTATATTTTCCTCCAGTATTTAATTGTTTATAAGTCTGTAAAGCACCATTATTATAAATAGTAAATTGACGTTTACCACCGTTAATATCAATGATACGACATAAACGACCGTCTAAATCTTCATTTTCAAATTGAATATAACTATTACGATATGATTTATAATTAAATAAAAAGCTAAATAGTTGACTCATGCCATTTTGATCAATATTACTCTGATCTCCTTCAGCAATATCATCAAGATTAGAAACAGTTCCAATATTAGCAACTTTAACAATATTATTTAAAACATTAATACCATTACTAAATTCTTTATCTAAATCTAATAAAGTAGAACCTGTCCATCTATAAGAATGATTATCATTAATGTTAATATAAATCTTACCATCTTCAGGTTCGATAATTTCCCAATCAGATTCTGCTGTATTGTCTTTAGTATTTATAAATTTATTTTTATAAGGATCAGTACTAACAAAAAATAATTTATCTTTATATGAAGCATAACCAATAGTTCCTTTTAAACCATTATAAGAAATAATAGATTGAAATTCTACTACATCATCAACATAACTCGGTAATTGTTCAGCAGGAACTTTACCATCTACAAGATCAGCTTTATTATTAATACTTGAAGCTGTATCATCAATATAATCAACAATTAATTGAAAAACTCTTTTAATCCATGTAGGCATTGTCAAAGAGTTCAAACTTTTCAAAATACTTTCTTTTGTGAATTTCATAAGTCAATTAAACATTATATTTATCTTAATATTATTCATCTAATTTAAATGTAAGTAAACCATCAGGGTCTACTTGAAGAAGAAATTTAATAGTAGTGTTTTCTCTTGTTGCACTTAAATAACAAGTATTAACAGATGTAGAAGCATTATTTGTGTAACCAGTTATAACAGGGACTTTTGCATCATCATAATATTGTTTATTAGCATAACCAAATTTAAGTTTGCAAACCATTGGATAATTATTTTGACAACATGTTGCAATAAAACTAATAGGATTATTTACAATACTTAATTGAGTATAAATCCCATTAGCATCAATTTCATTTTTAAATTCAATTTCAGTAGGCGACCATGCTTCTCCAGAATATTCAGTAAGTTTATCATAAATAAATTGAAATACTTCTCCAAGGTCAAATCCACCTTTATTTAAGTTTTCTTGGAAATATGATAAAAACTCAATAATATTATTTTCTAAAACTACAAATTTACAATATAAACGAGTAAACACTTTTTCATAAGAGTGCATAATATAAGTAAACTTAACAATATTATTACTATTTTCAGTATAACAATTAAAGTTTTCAACTTTAGAAACACAAGCATGTCCGTCAGTGTCTTCATATTTAAGAATTATATCATCAGCGTCAATAAAAGAATCAAAAGTAATACCTGAAAGAGATATATCAATAGGTCTATTAAGGTCAGGATTTGCAAAAGTATCAGAAGATAAAATTAAAGTTTTAGGAATATTGGTTAATTTACTTTTTTCAGTAGGACTAATCAAACCAGCATACTGAGTAGTAGCTAAAGGAATATCTATATATTGGTCAGTACCAGCACTATATTTACCATTATCTTGTTTTTCAGAAGTTTGTAAAGCAATTCTATAATAAGCAGCATTTCTATTATTACTAATGCCTTGTAAATCAACTAATTTAGAAGGCAATGTTGCCACAATATCTGTAACTGCTTTACCTTTACCACCATCATAAGCAGTACCAGTAACTTCTCCAATAACTAATCCAGAAACAAGTGGAACTAAAGTAGTACCAGACCAACGATATGTAGAGTTATTAGTAGTATTACAATAAATTTTATCAGCAACTAAATCTTCAATAACCCAATCGTTAACAGAAGTATTAGCATTTAATTTAATAATCTTATTTTTATAAGGGTTAATAGTTGTAGAACCTGTTATAATAACTTGATTAGTATATGCGCTATGTCCTATTATTTCAGAAGTATTTGCAAAATTAGTAGATGTTGCAAAATCCATTACATCATCAACATAAGAAGGAAGATATTTAGCATCTACTTTAGAACTTGCATTAAGAGGACAAATTCCACTTGCTGCTCCTTTTTGATTTTTATTTATAAATTCAGTAGTGCTATAATTAACAATTTTGTCAAGAATCAGTATAGAAGAATTTATATCTGCCCAACTCCATTCTTGTTTAACAAGTAAATTATCATTACCACTTTCACAAAAATTACAAACTATTTGAGCAACATTAGTATTTGCACCATCACTCATAAATTGCATAGTACCTTTCACAGTAGTCCATATAGGATCATCAGTTTTATAAGTAATTATACAATCAAAAATATAAACTTTATTATCTAAAGGATAAGCTTCAATAAGTTTTTGTATTTGAATAGTAGCATTATTTTCTATTGAAAATTGTTTGCGATTATCACTTAAAGAAGTTTGATAAGTAGCTTTGATATAAATAGTCCCTAAAGGTTTTTCTATTATATAAAACTGAAAAGAATTAGTTTCTATATTACCCTGAAAAACAATTTTATTATCAGCATTATAGTCATAACCAATAGCAGTTATTAAACAATCATTTTCATACCTTATAATAGAACAATTTAATTTGTTATATATAATAGTTGATTCTACAATAACATTTACAATACAAATTGAAGGTATTCCAACATTAGATAATATGTAAGATTTTACTTCATCAATATTGCTTATAGTAAGAATTGATCCATCAGTAGTTTCAAAATTAATAGTAGGTATAGAAGAACTTTGTCCTCCTCCACCTGAACCAGCTTTAATAAGAGCTTTAAGTGCAGGATAATCATCTAAATGATTAAAAACATAATCAGTTCTATTGTAAACACTTAAATCGATAGCAGACTTTAAAGTAGGATAATTATTTATATTATTAAAAATAGAATTAATAAGAGTAGGAGCAATTCCTACAATTTTATCTGTAATTACTTTCTTTACAGCTGGATAACTATCAATATTAGTAAATACAGATTTAATTGCGTTTTCAATAGTAGTTTTTAAAGTAGGATAATTATCAATATTATTAAATATATAATTTACTTGATTAACAACATAAGTATTGAGAAGAGTTTTTAAATCTGGATAATTATCTAAATTAGCAAATACATCTCCAACTTTAGTTTCAATAATAGCTTTAAATTTAGTATAAAGGTCTGGATGAGAAGCTATATCGTTAAGTACATCGTTAGTAGCAGTAGTAACACTCTGTACAACAACTTCCTTTACGGGGGGATAATCATCAATGTTCGTAAAAATCTTTTCTACAACAGCAATAATTTCATCCTTGGCAGTATTTAAATCCCATCCCTCCCAATTATCAATATTAGACCAATTAATGTTACTAAAATCACTAAGTTTATAACGTTTAGTCCAAATAAAACCATCAGCGTCTTTATAAGTAACAAGAGTTCCAAGATTACGCATAACCAAAGGAACTTCGTTAACAGTGGCAGCAAAATTACCGTTCCAAGGAAGAACAAGGTAATTAAACATACTAAGAAGAGAACTTAAATTTTTACCAGATTCAAGATCAAGAATGGCCTGAATAAGAGTAATAGGAAACGTAGTAAGTTTATCACCAAAATCTACAGCATAATCTTTAAGTATTTTAATATTTTCTACCTTTCTATCTTCTTTAGGAACTGAACTGTAAGCAACAGTACTTAAAGAATTATATACTTGCTCATGATATTCTTTATTGTTTTGAGTATCAATAGAATCAATTATATAAGTCTTTTTAGTATCTAATACATAAACTTCAGCTCCAGCATTTACTTGTTCAATAGTTAAAGCATTAAGTTCGTTATCATTACCGACTACAATACGACCAGCAATTTGACGTTTATTTAAATCAGCAATATCTTCGAGAACTTCTGCTTTAAAAGTTTCATAATCAATTTTAATCTCTTCTTGGAGATTAGAAAGTACTTGCCAATAAGTAGTATTAGTAAGTTTTGTACCAACAGGAACTTTTTGTTTAGAGATATAAGAAGCAAAATCGTCATATACTACACAAAGACGATCGTATTCAATATTATCTTTCCAACGACCGTTAAGTGTAATACTAACTTTACCTAAATATCTAACGATAGAGTTAACAATATCTGTTATATTTGCCATATCAGTTTCAATGCTGCTCCCCCGTAAAGGAAGACCATCGGTTATTACTTATCAGATTGAACATCATCTTTAGTAAGTCCATAAGTTTCAGTATAAATTTCTCCTTGTTTCTTAACTTCTTTAAGTAAACCAGTTTCAACATCTACTTCAAAAGTAGGAACAGAACCACAAGTTACCATAGCATACAACTCACCATTCTCGTCAATAGGCATAGTAACACTACCAAGATTTTCAGGAACTCCAGAACCTTTATAAATGTTACTAATTTGAGCTTTAATATAATTAATTAAAGTATCTGCTTCTTTAGTCCTATTGAGAGAATGCGCAGCACAAGCTGCTTGAAACATATTCCAACAAGAAATAATATTTTTATTACTACCAGAACATCCAGCTTTGCAATCTTGTAACATTTCATAACCAAGATCACTAAGCAAAATTAATAGACGAGCATAAACACAAGCATAATCCGCAGGAATAATCATATAGACATACTGCGGATTTGTAATATTACTTTCATTTATATTATCCATATGTTAATAATTTATAATAATATCTAAATTCTTTTGTACTTTATCTCCTGTAATCTCAAGATGACCATTACCATTATCTTTTCCTGTAACAGTAAAATGTATTATATTATCTACAACATTAGTTTCACCAACTTTAAATAATGTAGGATAAGCATTATAAATAGTAATACTATGAGCATCTGTTGTAAATTTTGGATCACAAGTAATATAAACATCAACAGTCTCACCAACTAACATTTCTATATTATTAGGTTCAATAGTAAAATCTGCAATAGGAACTTTAAGAGAACCTATATAATTATAACTACCTATAATTTTATTATAAATAGTTATAAGTTTTTGTCTACGTTCTTTATCGAATAAACCAATATTTTCAAATGCTGTTTTAAGTAGCATCATATATTGATTATTAACAAAAATATCATTAGTAGGAAGAAAACCAAATTCTTCATTATTAACTATATCTTCATTACCTTCAATTAAATAAACAGTAGAACTTAAAACAAGTTTTTTATAATCAGACATAAAATTAAAGTGCTTTATTAGTCACATATACAGCAAAATCTTGACACTTAATAGTCATTCTATTATTAAAAGTAAGAATCTTAGTTTCTTTATCTAATTTTTCATTAAATATGATATCAATAGCATCTTTCTCTACTTCTTTAATCCATTCTTCTTTAAGATATTCATTTACCTTATTTCCGTCAATACTATAAAGAGAAAGAGAATTATAAATATTATAATATTCAGCATTTACTAAATGTTCAACATTATTTATAATATTATCTCTGTTAGTATTTATATGATTGTTTATAATAGTCTTTGTAACAAATTCAATTATAGTAGATGCTGATGAAAGAAAAGCTTGTCTAATAGCGCAACGACATTTATCTCTATCTTTATCAATAATATTTGTAGTAATATTGTCAAGAAAGTTACTTATTTTATTTATAGCTGCAACCAAATCATTAGTGATTTTAATATTAGCTTTCTCTCTTTTAGAATCAATTAGCTTTACTATTAATAAATAAATAACTACAATGATGGCCGGTGTTAACCCCTCTTTTAACGCATAAAGTATTATATTATCCATTTCGTACTTAAACAAAAAGGAGCCACCAATATTATCCATCAGAACAATATCAGTAGCTCCCTTTAATTAGTTTGTTGTATTAATTACTTTACAAAGGTTATTAACTACAATTCTGCCATAGCTTCAAGAGCTGTTTCAATAGCAGTTACTGCATCTCCTACTACACTTGCACTTTTATTAGGAATAGCAATCTGCACAATTTGATGAACAACTTCGTCACGAGTCTTTGTTGCACGAGGAACGGCAAAACGCAAAGTAAATACCGTAAATCCATAATCAGCTTTCTTAGGCTGAGCAAGAGGATCAAGAGGATAATTAGGATAAAGATACATATACGAATCACGATACGTATATTCAAAACCTGCATCGGCAGCAGCCATATCAGCAAGCTTCTTAATACCCTCAGCATCGTTAAGTGCAGCTTCGCCACGAGTAGTATAAGTAATTTCCATACCAAACAAAGCATCAGCAGGAACAAGTTCATAATCTACACCTGGTTTAGTAGCAGTAACAGTAACTTTGGCAGCAGAAGCTACTGCAGTAAGACCAAGCAAAGGATTGTTATTAACATAATCAGCAATTTTCTTAGCAACCATGTCAACAGTTTCCGAAGTCTTATAAGCATGAACAGTAGCAGTCCAATTAGCTCGTTCGTTAAACTGAATACCTTTCTTAACAAAGATAACAGAATGGTCTTCCATTACAGTAACATCAGGAATCGTAAATTCAGCTACAAAAGTCTTAGCGGCCTTATAACTTGATTTAACGAAACTAAAATGATTATTGTAGAACGGAAGAATTACAGGACCTCCCTCAGCAGAAGTACGACCAAGTACGATAGCACCCTCACCTTTCATTTCGGCACCCTTAGCACTAACAGCGAGTTTACCATCTTTAAGATAATAAAAACCTACAGCGCCAGAAGCAGCAAGTTCAGGCGTAGCTCCAGTTGCATAAGCAACATCCGCGGCACCCAAAATAAATTGTCTCATATTTGTATAATTTTAATAATGTTAATTAGAAGTTATTCCAACACTCCTAAGATATATTTCAGCAGCAGCTTTCACTATATCAATGTGCATGTAGTCAGGCATATCACAATCAACTCCATCCTCCTCAACATCGCTATACATAACGACAGCGGGCTTAGAAATAATAACTGCATTAGCCTTGGTCGGTATTAAGCCATTCCCCGTAGAGGAAGAATAAACCTCAACATCAACTCTATCAACTTGCCCCAAAAATACAACCACCGGAGATTTATAAGTTGGAGCATTACAATAATCTTCTAACGTTCTACCAAGAAGTTCAGCTTGTGTAACACGAGCATCATAAAAGCTATTAGTTTCCTCATATCCAATTTCAACAGCAGTAATATACATTACTGTATCTAAAGGAACATAAGTAGTATAACAATTTCGTTGATTACTCTTAATTGGAGCAGTTAGACTAAGTCTCTTAGAAAGAGTACTTAGCCCATTTATCTGCCCAACACGCGCATTATAGATTGTAACTTGCTCATTACCGGCAGAACCAAGGTTTTCAGCAATAAGCTTTTTAATCACATCATTAATGGCGATATTAATACAAGCGTCAATCTCACTTGGAAGAATAGCACGTATAGTCTGCATTCCCATTTGCTGGGCAAGTTGCCTAAACATTACGTGCATCTCTCCAATAGTCATATCAAATAAGTTTTAACTTATTCTTATATCCAGCTACCATAGCACTATTGGCTGAATCTTTAAACCAAGCAACAGCTTCTTTCATATTAGCTCCAATAAAGTCACCCTCCGGTGTAAGAATATTCTGATTGTGTTGTGCTCGAATAAATTCTCCACGTGCAATAAGGGTTTCAATAAGCGCTTTAAGTTTGATATCGTTATCACGGCAGATATGATTAAACTTAATCGGGTCTTCAATAGAGAAACGGTCAAGTTGAGTTTCTTTAGTAATACGATCTTCAAGCATAGAGCTAACAATAGGACGTCCACTAATAACGCAATACTGAATATAAACAGCATCAAACATGTCAGGATCACCAACGATTTGAACATAGTTTGCTTTAGCATTATTAATCTCAGTACGAAGCTTTTTCTGAAGCTCAGCTTCCTTATTATTATCTTTGAAGTAAAAACGAATACTTGCATCACTGTTAATGAGAGCAGTATCTTTCGCAATATCGTTGTAAAGTAAACAATGACGATAAAGGATATAATCTTCAAGATTCAAAGGATAACCAAGTTTGTGCTTAGAAGTTTCAAGTTCGTTAAGAAGAGTAAGTTTTTCTTTAAGAGCAGCCCGAAGGTCTTTATTATTGCTTTTATTAGCAAGTTTATAATTACTCTCAATTTTTTCTTCTTTTTTCTTAATAGCAAGATAATCAGAATAATGATTATAATGAAAACTACAATCAAAAGTCTTTCCTAATTCGTCAACAGCAACTTGAATATTATTCAAATACTGCTTAACACGATTCATAAAATTATCGTTATTAGGAGAAAGACCAACCAAACGAGGAAAATAGGCTTCCACCTCTTCTTTATTAGAAGAAAGAACACGCGAACTCGAAACAGAACTACCAATAAAATCACGACGTTTAGTCATAACCTTATCATTTGCACGACGATAGAAAGAATAATTCTTAACCAAAGCGATTGTAATACTCTTACGTTCTACATAAGGTTCGTCATTCTTTTTATCAATCTCTTGTTGAACTGTAACTTTAGGTTGTTTTTTACCAGCTTCAACTTCCTTTTCTTCACTGGGTGTTTCCTCTACGGGGCGACTACCATTATTAGGTGTTTCAGTAGAGGGTTTCTTGACAAATCCAAATCCAGTTTCAGCACCCCCTGTACCTTTATTATTTTCCATATCAATAGGAGTTTAAATGTTAATTACAATTTGCACTGCAACAGGAACATCTTAGTTGCATTGTCCACCTGCAAGCCGAGAGAGTCTTTTACCTCAAACCGCGACATATCAATCTCAGTCGAGATAAAATTCGTTTCGGGAACACCCCACGAAGCAGGAACATCAGTCAGACCTTTAAGAACCTTTGCTTTATAGATTTGACCTTTCATACGAACCTTACGAACATTCTGATGTCCATTGTACGAAGAAAAGTCAATAAAGCAAGCTTGGTGAGAAGTAATAGGAAGACCCGAACGAGGATGAATCATACCATTCTTCTTAGCAGTTTCAGCAATCGTACTCTTATCAAAGAACGAACAATGCTTAACGGTAATAGTATGCCCATCAACAGTCTTATAACGACGGAAATACTTTCCGTAAGTAAGACCAGCATCCGAACCATCAATCATCTTGTCGCCAAGAGGAGTAACGAAACCATTCTCCGTTGCATCCATACGCATAGCCTCATCAAAATCCTCAATGAAACCTTTACCGCCCATAAGAACAATGTTCATCGTTCCATCATCGGTATCACGGTCAAGAACATCACCAACGGTACGCTTAATCTTATTCAGAGTAAGATATTCACCGTAAGTATCGTAATTAGACTCACGACAAATCTCCAACATACCAGCAGTAGTAGGAATAGGTTTGCCATTGTCCATATCTTTTAGACCAACCTCACCATTAGCATTACGGTTATATTCAGCCATCCAAAGACGCTCTTCATTAGCGATACGCATAGTAACGTTAAATTGTCGCATCTCTTCGTTAATCCAAAGTTTGTTCTTACCGCCATCACCACCTTCAAATTCATATTCGGTAACAACATTAGCAAGATTACCAGCAATCTCTTTAGAATAACGGTGGAACTCAAGCTGAGAAGTCATTTGACCAGGACCCATAGTATTACTCCGGTTTCCTTTCGAATACGATTCAGAAACAAGCGGAGCACCCATAGACCAATACTTACCAACAGCAAGCATTTCGGGATCAACGAAAGCATCAGGATTAGGCGACATAAGACGAAGAATGTAACCATAACCATGAGCAGATTCTCCAAGATCACGTTGAATACGAACTTGCGTGTGACCGTCAGGAGCAGTCAGAGTATATTGTTCGATAAACCAATGAGTAGAGAAGTGAACCTCAAAATCACTACCACCAACACCGGGTTTATTATTAGCCGTATTAAAGTAAGTTACAAAGTCATCAAACTTTAAACGACCCATCGTTTTCCAAGTCCATTGAACAGTGTCAACATCGACAACACCAGCAGAACCACGACCCTCAGTAAGAAACGTCAGAGGAAAACGATCATCATCCTTACCATAATTGTAAGTAAGAAAAGCATTAATTTCGACAGGCTTCTGTAATTGAAGATTAGCAATACTCTCTTCATTAGAGTATCCTCTATCATCAAATTTACCTACCGAAAGAGTGCGCATTGAATACATAATCAATCAGTTTTTTTTAATTAATAAAAAGTTACTTAAAACCTAAGTCAATATCTTTACCTTTATTAGCTTGAGGTTTATTAATCTTAACACTTGAATGATTACGGCTTTTAGCAATCAACTTAAGTTTCTTAACTTCTTTATCATTGATAGCCATATCAACAAGGTTGGTATAATTACCACCTACAAACTTTAAATAAGCACGAAGTATAGCATCGTTTCGTCTGTCTTCAAGACTTTCTTTTGCAAGATCATTGTCATAACGAGATTTACCATTGCTATCAACTTGATACATGTAATTAAAGAAATCATCAGGTGTGGCACTAATCTTTTTACCATCACGTTCAATGATAATAGTATCAGGAATTTTATATCCTGCAATATTCCTACTATCAATAGTTTCTTTAACGCCTGTCCAAAACTGTGTTTCTCGTTCAATAGCTGCTTGTTCAGCCTCTTCTGCTTTTTGTGCAAGTTGTTCACGAAGAGAAGCATCTTTTTCTTGCAATGCGGCAAGTTCTGTTTTAGCAGTTTCGAGTAGCATTCCATTTGCTTTAAGATAAGCAATATAATTATCTACATTACCACTAATTTTTTGCTCAGTCCAAGACTCACGAATAATACTTTCTTGTTGTGCTTCGTTAGATTCGTCAATAGTAACACCGGAACGGTCTTTAATATCAGTAAACCCTTCAATAGAACCACCATTAGTTGCGATATACGGAACTAAAGTTTCTAAAATAGGATATTTGGCGTATAAAGTATTAATAGCGGCTTCTTGAATTTCTTCTTTTTGAACTTCAATAATAGATTCTACATATGCTTTAACGCCATCTGGAGTATTTTCAAACTCAATAGGTTTACCATTTTCATCAGTAAGTTCGACATCAAAAGTTTTCTGCAAATTTTCAATATTAATTTCATCAGGATTAGTATCCTCAATTTCAAAACTTGCAACCCACTCTTTAACATCTTTTGCTTCTTTAAAGACATTACCATCTTTATCAAGAATATCACCGTTCTCGGCTACAGAATAAGTAGAACCATCTACTTCAATTTCAGTACCAGCTTCATAATCATGAGGAATAGCATTACTATTTCCATCACCACTATTATCGCTATTACCTTTATCATCGGTGCCATTATTTCCATTAGTATCTCCAGCACCATTGTTATCATTAGAATTACCATTGTTATCGTCATTAATATCAGGAGGAGTTAAACTATTTCCTCCATTGTTAATGTCGTTAACACCATCACCGGCTTGTACTCCGGTAGCTCCAGCATTATCACCAGATGAACCGCCACCAAAACCAAAATCAACTTCGGGCATAACAACTTTTTAATTAGGTTAAACAATCTATGTAAATATAATAATAATATGTATATGATGCAATAGCAATAGCAATTTTTATTCAAAAATCTATATTATCGTTGACTATTATATATACTGTTATATGAAATTTTGATTTTCCGCCCCGTAAAGGAACGAATCCTATTCTATTGCCGCTTCATTCACTTCATTAATAAATTCATATATAAAGCCTCCAATAGCTAAATAATAAAGCCCGGAACATTGCTCCGGGCCTTAATTCAGTATTATTTTTTAGTACTCTTTTTACCTTTAAAATCGTACTTATTTTTGTTCTCTTTAGCAATCTTAAGTTTAGTATCAATATCATGCATCTTGACAGCACGGTCAGCAGCTTTACTTGCGGCATCAATATAACTCTTTTCTCGTTCAACTTGTACTTTATCACGTTCAACTTGTGCACGAGCTTCTTCGAGACGAGCTAATCCAGCAGTCTTTTCAGTTTCAGGAACATCAGCATTATAACTAATCATGTTAGCGTCAGCGCGAATAAGTTCAATTTGCTGGTCAAGATAGTTCTTAACTTCAAGCGTTTTACGATCTTCTTCACCCTTAGCTGCAATCTTTTGTAACTCAAACTCTTGTTCCATTTGCGCGAGTTGTTGGTCCATAGACTTTAAGGCTTCTTCGTGCTGTTGTTTTTCTGCTTGGAACTTCATAATTAAATTCTTAACAGCAGAAACATTATCTCCAGCAATAGAAGCAATAGCCATATTCATATCACCATTTTGAGCAGCACTAAAAGCAAATTGCTTAATTTGATCAAGCTTTTCTTTTTCTTTAATAGAATTCTTAGCTTTAATAATATAATCAGCATAAACATGACTATTTACGTCCAAGCTAATATATTTAATATTATTATCTGCATCTCTATAAGATGTATTAAGACCATCTATCCATGCAAGTTTAGTAAAATCAAGATCACGAGCACAATCTCGTTCTCGCATAGCATCGAACATAAATTCGATAATAACAGAACCCATAGACCCTCGCATAATAGCTTCTTCAGTAACTCCTTTACCAGCACTATTAGCAATTTGACCATAACGTTGCGGCGTCATGTCTACACGGTCTTTTGCAGTATTCTCAATTTCAGTAATAAGATTAGTAAGCTGTGCAATATAATCTCCAATAGAAGCATTAAGCATTCTGATTTGTTGAGCTTTAAGCATGTTTTGGTCATCACTATCGTCTATATATAAAACACCATCTGCGGCCATCTTATATATAGCATCCTCAACATCTTCTTTAGAAGAACCAAGTAGCGATTTACAAACAAGAAGAACACTAAGTTTGTTCTTAGCAATAGCCATTTCTCGATGATAATAAACAATGTTCATAAATACCTGATAAGGGGTCATTGTTTTAACAATAGAGAAAGGACCAAAACCTTTAATGAGTTCTACAAGACCATTGTAAGGTAATTTACCTTTACGATTATAAGCAATAGCTCTTGCTTTATAAGGATAGATTGCATTATTACGTCCTCCAATACGAACAGATTCATAAACTTGAGGTTCATAAATATATTCAATAGAAACATCTCCTATTTCAGGATTAAGAACATAATCATCATTTACTACACGTTGAGCAAGGAAACCATTTGCAGCATATGTAACAATAGCTCTTCGAACTTCACCTCGCCAAACAACATGCCATACGTCATATAGACCAGTATTATTATCGCGAGCCATAATACTATTAGACTCAAATACTTCACGTTCTTGAGCAGTAAATTTAGAACAAACATCTCCATAGTAACTTGCATACATTTGATAACTAAGCGGAGTAGCATCGTTGGCACTATGACGAGCATAATATGTTTCTAAAAACTTTCTATCTTTTTCACTAAGATATTCATCAAAGTTATCTACAATTTGTTGATACGTCATTTTCATACGTTCAGCAAACATATCATAATCTTCAACGAATTGAGAATCATTAGGAACAGGAAAAGCATCACGAGGAGAAACAATTCGTTTAATAAGTTTGTTACCTACTACATCGGAGTAAGTATAACATTCTCCAAATGCTACAAAATCGAAATATGCTTGTGAATATAAAACAAGACTTTCAGTAATATCATCTATAACATTAAGAAGCTCTTGTCCTTGTGCAGAAGTTTTATCAATATATTCTTGCTTAAATTTTTCAATTTCAGCATTTATATCAATAGCTTCTTGAGGATTAAATTGCTGAGGATCATTACCTTTATTTATAAAACGTTGATAAGACTCAGATATTTTAGCTGCAATTTGCACTTCAGCAAGACGAAGCATTTCTTGTTTAATCTGAGCATCGCGAGCCATAACAACATCAGGGTTGTTGGCTCCAACAATAAAATCATGAGGGTTCTTAATATATTCAGAAACATAACGACGAATAACTCCAGAAATAATATCATAGTTACGCATCGTTGCAGGAAACCTTTTATACTTTTCATTAGTAGCGTTATAAGGATTAAGAATTTTAGCATAGAATTCATCAGGAATATCATTCGCTAACATTCTATACATCTTTTCTAATTCTTCTCTATCAGGTGCAGCAGCTAATCCAGCAGAAATAACATAATCGCAACAATTAGCATACCATTCTGGCTTTTCTTTTTCAGCATTAGAAACACGTTGATTAGGAAAAGCGTATGAAGCAAAATCATGAAATACAGCGGCCATAATTATTTTTTGTTAAAACCAAGGACGAGATAGTATATCTTTTTCATCATCATAAACATTAATTTTCTTTCTTTTGTCCATTTCTTTTTTGGCATTGATATCCATAGCTTTCCACTCAATACCTCGGACAATCATTTCAGAAACTCGGTCAAAGTTTCCAACAGCATTCCATTTCTTTAATTCAAGAATAGTTTGATAATCATAAATACGATGAAAGTTCCTAATAGGATTTCCATTTTCATCTTTACCTATTTCTTCATAAAGAAACTCTTTAAGTAATCGAAGAGCATCAAGTTTACGTTGAGCACCACCACCTATACTAAAACCATAGCTCGAAGAAACTTTACCTTTAATAGTAGAATCCCAAACAAATAAAGGATCATAAGCAAGATACTTAATAGCTTTCCATTGTCTAAAGTTTTTAACCGTTTCACCACGGTTAATTTCGACACAAGTAGTTCCAATACAGTTATAATATTTAGCAAGCATATAACAAATTCTATCAGCTTCTTCAAGACTATCAGGACGACCGTAATAAGAAGCTACAAGTTTTTGTTTATATCCGTTATTAATATTAGGATTCATCCAAACTTTAATACTATTGTGAGAATGTCGAGAAGTAATTTCTTTTCCTTCTTTATCAATACCAACAGGATCATAAGATATACTATAAGTACCTTGAGGTATATATCTTTTAACACCTGATTCAGTATACTCTTCAATATATTCTGGAGCAAACCATCGTCTAATACAACCATGAGGTTGTTCATTAGCACGACGAGGAACACCATTTATATAGTCATAAACTCTTTTTCCTTCTTTATATAGACGCTCATTAGATTTAAATTGAATTTGTCCTATTTCGCTTTCTTCAAGCATACCATCAACATAAAACTTATAGAGTTCATCATTTCTAAGTCTTTCTTCCCAAGCAGTAAGTTCTTCAGAACTAAACAAGTTTTCAGTAGCACTACTAAAAGACTCAGAAGGAGTTAAAGCATACTGACCAAGATAGTTAATATAGTCAGCATATGTTTTAGATGTAGATTTACGTTCTTCTCGTTCTCGTTTGGCAATAACAAGTCCTATTTCAAGATTACTATTACCATCTTTATCTACACCTTTAATTTTATTTATTTCACCTTGCAGTCCCCAACAATAGGGTTTAAAGAAACCGCAAACTTCATTCCTACTATCTTTATCCCAAACGTTTTCAAAATGCATAAAATGAAATGCTTTAGGATTATAAAAGTTCATTTCAAAAATTTGCATATTACCAGAAGTAGCAGTACCCCAAGCCATAAGAATACCAGTAGTATAAGCGCCAGTACGCATAGCAGGTTCAGTAACATTCATAAATTCATCAAAGTTATTCATAGTAGATAACTCCTCAGCTTTAACACAAACAGCATCTTTACCAATAGCGCAATCAGGATTATTCATTGCACTAACAGAAAACAAAGAAGATTTCCAAGAATTATCAGCTTCCATACCATTAGGAAGTTTATATCCTAAACGAAAGTCTTCTTTATTTGTACTAAATATACCTCTAACAAAAGGAGTTTTCTCTTCATAAAACTTAAGTCCACTAATAGTAAAATCAGATAAACCTTTATCCGCAGTAAGGAATTTTTTATCAGCAGCAACATGAATAACCATCTTACGAGATTGAAGATTTACTCTATTAGCACTATCAGAAGCCATAATATAAGAAAAACCTCCACGACGAGTTTTATCAATAATAAGATGAAAACCATTATTCTCTGCAAACTCCATTACATGAAAGGTCCAAAACTGAGCATCAATAAATTTAGGAAAACTATAATATTTCTTTGCAGTATTAGTATTACCACGTTTAATAGTAGTTTCATCCAACTGCTCCATTCTACTATAATTAAGAAAATTATAATGAGCACCAGTAATACGAACTTCTTTAATAGAACCATCAGGCATCATTAGACATGGAGCAGAAAAACCCTTTTTACGTCTATATTCTTCACGTTTACGAAATTGTCTATGAGGAATACTATCTTCTTTATAATGACAATATTTATTACCATTAGCAAGAAAATAATTAGCAGCTTCTTGAAAAAGATGTGTATTTACAAAACGCATACCGGGTTGAATATTCATAAGAAATCCCCCGCTATCTCCTACAAGAAAAAGGTCGTCAGGGTCTACAAATCCAAGCTCTGATGCTTTTTTATAATGACTTTTATCTTCATTAATATATTCAAGAAAAGGATATTTATCTTCGGCCATAATAACTTATTTAATTAGTAAAACAAGTACAGTAACAGCAAGTGCGCCACAAGTAGTACCTACAAGTATTTTATTCTTTTTTCTTTGTCTTTCAATAGCAGTATTTAATTCTTCATTATACTTATTAGCGTCAATTATTCTGCTCTGCATATCTACAACAATATTATTATATTCTTTAATCTGCAATTTCTGCAATCTAATAATAGTATCTTGTTGACATATAATTTTAGCAAAACCTTTACGCTCTATAAGTTTAGCATTAGCTTTACGAATAAGTTCAATAGGGACAATACATTTGCCATCACCAATTAATTGAAGTTCCCCCGTAGAGGAAACAATCGGTTCTTTATTCTGACAATAACTTTTGAAAGTTAACAATAAGCATACTATCAGAAGCACTTTGATTAATTTGTAATTCATAAATTATAGAATCTTTAATGTGAATAATCATAGAATCTCTTTCAATTATATTATATTTAATAGAATCAATAACTACTCTATTATAACTTGTATCAATAGGTTTGATAGGCTCTACCGGTACATCTTTTTTAATAGATAATCTCGATACTAAAAATATAAGAACAAATATAATAATAAGATAAATTAAATCTCTAAATGTGAGATCTTTCATAATATATTATGATTTAATTTTAACAAGTGTAGTTATAAGTTCATCTGTAACTTTAGTTGAAGTAGGTAATCCACATGCTTCATAAGCAAACTTAACAGCAGTTCCAACTCCCATGTTTACAGCAGTATCAAATATTTCTTCAGCAACACGTTGAGAAGTAATAAGGTCTAATTGAATAGGGTCCCAATATTTAGTCTTGTAAATATCATCAACAAGACTCATAAGTTCTTTATCAGCAAATAACTTATCGTTAAGCCTCGATAATCCTTGTGGCAACATGATACCAACTTTATGTTTATCAATAAGCGCCCAACCTTTCCAAGTTCTATTATTATTTCTCGAAACACCAGCAAATGTTTCTCCACCTGAATCATCAGGATCATTTACATATCCTGCTTCCCATTTAAGAACTTTATTTAGAGCTGTTTTGAAATCCGCCATATTTAATCATTTTATTATATAAAGTATAAGCCCCCATCTTAGCTAATATAAGATCTCTATTAACATCATCTTTATCAGAAGTTAATGTATTAAGAACTCCCCAAGTAGCAAGAGTAATCCACTTATGCCAAAAAAGAAAATAAGGAATACGAATTTGAATAGTATAAGATGTAGCAAAATCTTCAATAGTAGAACCATTAAATTCTCCTATAACTCTTTCTTCTTTTATAAGTCTAATTTCTCTTAGACCACAAAGACCATATTCAAGAACTTCCATAACTTATTTAAATTAAACATTATTAATTTATTCTTTAATTTCATTACAATGTTTAACTAAACTATTAAAATTATCTTCATACATAAAGCAATATCCTTTACATCTATAACGTGGAACAGAAACTTTAGAATTAGCTTTACAAACTCTACTAATATTAGTGGAAGAATCATTTATAGATTTAGCAGCATTCAATACACTGTCAAATATTTCAGTATTATTATAATCTTTATATTTAAATTTAATTACTTTTATCTTTCTATCAACATTATAAGAACGAAGTCTATTTACTTGTTTGGAAACAGTAATAGGATTATTATTATTTTCTTTTATTGTAGCCCATTTAAGATTTTCAATATTGTTATTAAACGTATTCGTATCTATATGATCAACGCATTGTTTATTATCAGGATTAGGAATAAACGCAATAGCAACAAGTTTATGAACAAAATATGGAATAGCTTTTAATGAAACTTTATAATAATTTCCAACAATAAAAGTAGACATTAATTTATTAGAAATAATATTCTTAATTCTTCCTTTATTAGAAACATAATAAATATCATCGAAACCTTTAATTGGTTTCCATATTTCTCCATCTATATTATTTGGAGTTCCATTTTTATAGTGCTTAGTATTAAAATTAGAATTATGTCTTTTATTTTTAATCTTGCTATTATTATTAATAGTAAAATTAAAAATTACTCGTTTAACGTTCTCTTTATCCATCCTTTATAAAATTTAATTTGTGCAGGTTTGTTATCAACTATTTTTGTATAATATTTAATTCGGGCAAGTTTATAATTTGCAATAAATAAATCTTCACCAAGACTATCTCGTATCATTTTAAGACTATCTTGATAAAGAGTAATATCATGTTCAAGACGAATAATTCGTGCTATATTTTCTTGTTCATTAATTGTATCCTTTACGGGGATATAAATAGTTTCTTTAATAGGTACATTTCCATTAGATGTACATCCAATGTTAAATATAGATAAAACTATAATTGTTACTAACAAATAAATTTTTTTCATAAACCTAATGAAAATTGAGTATTAATTTGTTGCGCTCTAAGAGTTTTTCTTCTATCTTCAAGAATAGCCATAACTTCATTTCTACGATATGGCATTTTATGCATAGTAACTTTCTCAACAGGATTCTCTTTAATCTTAAAACTATTATCAGGAAAACGTTTAGGCATTCCATATTTGTTAAGAACAAAATCAGAATCTATATGACAAAGCCATAAACCAGCACAAGGAATGCCAAGAATGATTTCCACATAAGCGGCATAAATAGAAAGCTGCATATTATAAATAGAACCATTACAATTAGGAAGATTATTAAGAGGAGGCAACAGCCATTCATCTTTAGGAACCCAAATATCAGTATCTTGTGCAGGTTTTTCAGTCTTATCTTTTTTAAAGTAACCAGATTCAAATTTAAGACCTCCACGATTAGTCTTATAGTCGCCTATAACAAATTTATCGTCTCGTATACACAAAACATCAATAGTGCCAGAAAGAAGATAATCAATAAGAAAGGCACCAATTTCGGCATAGATTTTATAACCATTCTTGGTATAATAATCAAATACATTATAAAGATCAGTATACTTTCCTTCAGTATAATCAATAAAAGCCTTAACATCGAGTTCTTTAACATGTTTATCTATTTGAGGTAAATCAGCAATAGTGCTCATAGAGTTATCTTCATATTGCTGAGAATATCGAATAGCATCATTAAACTTAGAAACAAGTTTTACTCCATCTTCAAGGCCATTATGAGTTTTACTTCCTCTATCGCAAGCTTCATCTCTAATAGCGTCCCATTGAGCTGCAAGTTTCTTTTCACTAATTCCAAGTTCTTTAGCTTTCTTACGAAGCCAATAAGATTTATCAAACCTCGGAGAATAATCGTGAAGAAAGGTAGTAGTAGAAAGATACTCGTTACCTAAAGTATCAGTATATTTGTGTCCATCTTCTTTAAATATAAGACGAACATCATTATAACGTTTATCTCTTAATTGTAACATAACTTATTTTGCAGTTGTAATAGCTTCTGTTAGAAAAGAAGAAAAAGTAGAAACAAATTTTTCATTTGTAGATAATTCATTTTCACCCATAGTATCAAGAATAGAATGAGTAAGTTCATGAAAGAAAGTATTCAGTTTATTACTTTCACTTTGTTTAGTATCTTTGTTACATAAATCTGCAATTTCAATTCTACTTGCTGCAAGTAAACAATTTCCTAAAGCATTATTATCACAACGTTCAACATGATTAATATTGACAGTAACTCCGCCAACATTAAAAGATTCAGGTATTTTAAATTCCATATTATAAACTACTATTAGCGTCCATACTTGAAGTAACACCTTTACCACCACGAGCCATAACTTGTTCAGATTCTTCTTTAAGATTTTCTTTAGCAACAGATACAGCTTTCATAAGTTCAGGAATTTGTTTAGCACGAGAAGTAATCTTATCAAGATTATCAATAACAGGACCAATATCTTCTTGTGTAATACCACCATTTAATTTCTCAGTAAGCAAATCATGACATTTATTAATAATAATATCGGCAGTATGAATAGAACGATATAAATTTTCTAATGCTATACCAGCAGGGCCTACTGCTAATTTATAATATCGAGCTGCTATTTTAAGGACAAGACTATCTGGACTATAATCTTTGGGCAAATCAAAATTCTCAATAGCCTCTTTAAGACATTCTGCATCAGTAAGACCTTGTTGTCTTGCAGGACTTCGAGGATCAGCAAGATAATATATTACTCCGCACTCTTTCATATACTTAAGTTTATCTTTAGTATTATCACGTGCGTAAAGTAAACATATATCTTTATCTAATAATTGATGAACAGTAGGAGGTTTAGGCATCCCGCTATCATCAATACTAATTATGTTTTCTATTAGTAAGCTCATCGTATTTTTCTTGTAATTCAAAATTAAAAGGAACTTCTTCAAATATACTCATACAATAAAGAAAAGCATCAGCATAAGCTTTTCCTAAAGTCATACAGTATCTAATATAACGTTTATTGTTACGTTTTTTAATCTTATCTAAAATACGTTTACGAATTGTTTCAGCTTTGATTTTATTTTCTTCATAAAAATACAAGCCTCTGGCATATTCTTTATACTCATCTTTATCCATAACTTGTCGGGCAAGTTTAAGTTCTTTATAATGAGCAGTCATTGCCTTATCAATAGGATTATAACGAAGATTGCCAACAAAAGGCAAAGCCATACATTTGAAATCTTTGACTCCTTTAGAAATAGTTTTCTCAATAAAGTCAATAATCATTCTACATGTATCTTCTTCTTTTTTGTTATTGAACTTTAAATCATTAAATATATCATCTGCATCTTTACAGATTAATACATATTCGGCATCAAGTTCATCTAAGTTTTTAATATTAACTATATCACTCATGTAATACAATTAAAAATAATAAAGCTGATATGAATAATAAGCACTCGCTTCGCTCGTGCGCTCCCCCGTAAAGGAAGCACCACGTTCCATTATTCATACCAGCTCTAAAATCAATATATTGTTAATTAACACTTTCGTTATTCTTTTCAACAAAAGGATGGAGTTTATTTCCGCCTATTTCATAAGCTCCAATAACATTATTAATAGGTACAATCTTAAACTCAACAAAACAGCATTTAGGACTTGCATTTTTACTATCAATAATAGCTTTGCCTTCTTCTTTGAAATAATCTCCAGTTATAATATCATTTCGCAATTCTTTGTCATCATCAATAAAACTATTAACTGCGGTTAAAGTAATATCATTACCAGCAGAATTATAATGAGTACCCATTTCAAGAGAACTTCTATTGATAACTGCTCGATAACCAATTTTCAGTCTTTCTTTAATATCTTCATTAGGTGTACAAACCTTTGCAATAATAGGAACAACTTCAACCGTGGGAGGATTTTTAGCATTAACTACACTTGCAAGACTAAATAATTTAATCTTATGTACAAGAGCAATAACACAATAATGATCTTGGAGAATAAGACTATTTAGCATAGCTTCATAATGTTTGGGAGTAATTTCCTTAACACTTGTGGGAATCAAAAGTGAATAGTCTTTTAATTTACTTTCTAATTTAATCATTTCTTTGTTGTTTAATTGTTATACGTTTAATAGGAGGAACTTCTGCATCACCCTCTTTAAGTTTTGTTTGAGTAGCATTAATTAGTACCATATAAATATAAATATTAAAATGAAACAATGGAATAAATTTAATCAATATTTATATAAGTACCAAATAAAAACGCTTTTATTTTATAATATTATAAAGATGTCAAAGAGTAATAACTATACATTCAACATTACTTTCAATAACATTATCAGGAGTACGATTAGGATTAAGTATAGCACGGTCAGTATATAATTTCTTATTAGGTGTAATCATTTGTCCAAGTATTTCTTTTTTAATAAGCATATTGATAGCGTTTCTTGCATTACGTCTATTAATACCATGTTCCGCTTCACACTTTAAGAAAAACTTATCATCAAATTTAATAATACGAGTATTAATACCTTTAGTATAAAAGTTACGAAGAGTAGAAATAATATTACCATAAACAACAGTTTCGTTATGATTCAACTCATATAACATACTTGCAATAATAATAAATTTCTTTGTAGTAGAAATAACACTTTTAGGAACAGCAAGATTAATAACTTGTTGTTTACCATAAACTTTATAATTGGCTTCGTCTATAACTTGGCCATCAAAATTATTACCAATTAAATACATAGCAATATAAATTTAACAATTATTTATGTACAAATATACAAATAATTTTGTCAATACCAAATAAAAATGTTATATTGTGTAATATTCTAATACCTAAATAATATTATTATGAATGATTATGAAAATGAAGAAGTAGAAATCATTAATGGAGAAGATGTTGGTAGTGTTGATGATTTAATTGATTAAGCTCTTAAAGAGCGAGGTTCTTATTGTAATATTTGTAATAATGATTAATTTATAATTATTATGGATTTTATAAATAATAAGTTTAATCTTTCTATTCAAGATATTGATAAACTTTATCATATAATGAATAATCTTAAAAAGGATCGTGGTTATTCTTTATCTACTATTACACTTATGGTTATGGAACGTTTTGACCTTACAGGAAAAGATATGTATAATTTTCTTGTCGACATTTATTATAATTGGGATACTTATTTAAAAACTATGAATGATGAAAAATAAAATAGTTTGGAGGATAGGATTAATAATGATGATATTATTGTTATTAATTATTGTAGTTGTTATTGGAGCAGTTATTCATACTGGATGTACAATTATTGGAATTGGATAATATGTTACATTATGATATTATTAAAGACCTTGCATATAAATATGAAGTAGATGAACAACAAACTATTCATATTATACAACAAGTTGATTATATTAGAACGGTTAATCCTCAATTTAATAAACCTGTTTTAACTATGGTTCTTGAAGCAGGATTTGATTTTGGAGAAATAGGTAATAGAATTATCTATGAATATTATGATAAAAATAATGATATTATAGAGTCGGGCTTATAGTTCGACTTTATTTTTTTGTTTGTGGAAAACGTGTTGGAGTTTATGAGGTATAGAATGGAATGTGATTTGTGTTTTATGGAAGGGATTATATTAAGGATAAAATAAAGAGTTTTAAAATGAGAAATAAATGAAGAAAATATATTAGAAATTGTATAAGTAAAAGTAATGATAATATAATGTATAGTTTATATTTGTGTAAAAGGGGACCTATTGTATATGAACCCCGGGGTCTTGGATTGGACTTGAACTCCCCCCGTCTTGCTTCTACAAAATCAAATTAATTTGATAATGATTATATTATTATAAAAATAAATAAAGATATTGATGGAACTACTGTCATCCCTCCTAATAATAACAATCAGAATCTTGGCATTGAACGTTTCATTGCTGTAACTAAAATCCACTATGAAAAAGTACATTGGAATCTTGAACTTCATCAACCACATCGTGTGTATGATTATATGCATTGTGGTTATCGTATTAGCCATCGAGAACGATGACGTGCTGTACTTCTGCGGTTGCATAATCGCAATGCCGTTACTGATGTGGAACCTGAAAGTGTTTGCAGAGAAGATGGCAAACGTATTTGACAAGTAGATGATGATGCTGGGGCTGTATGTCCCAGCATTTTCACACACAATTCATCCTATTATTTAACTAAACAACTTACTATTATGTGGAACGTATTTATCGTAGATGACCAAACTCCTAAAGGACGTGTAGATATTTGTCTTATAGACAAAGTCGAAAACCTTGACATAGCTCGTAAAATTATCAAAGAAGATCACGGTTTCGAATTTGCTGAAATGCCAGAGTATGATGAGGAGGACATTAAAGTGTATCCTTATCTTACCGAAGATAAACGTGTTACAATGTATGTAGAGCTTATATAACATATTGCCAATAGCGTGTCTAAATGATACGCTATTGGCAATATTTATATCTATTCCCTCATATAATAACAATAAAGAATTTGGCATCGTTAGTGATGCACCGGCTGTTCGTACTGGCAATACGACCGTCGTTAATTCTAATGCCCGTGCCAAAGGAGCACGTAACGTTGTTATGGCAACTCAAACCAAAGATGCGGTTACTACCGCTGTTACTATCGTGAAGACCAAACTGGTCCGCGTTAGTGTGTACGAAGGTGTTGACGGTATTCGCTACCGTTTCAACTTTGCAGATTCTTTTCCTGCGTATCGTCGTGGAGAAGATGGTCAGAATGTTTTGGCCACTGCTGACTACGTCGATTTCCTGCCTAACGTAGCTATCGCTCAACTCATCAACTGTCTGCCTGAACTTGCAGATCTCCACGTTGATGCTCGCGAGCGTGCTATTCGTCAGGGCGTGAGTGGCGGAATCAATGCTGCTCAATTGCAGATTCTCTGTCGTGGTGCAGAGTTCGTGATTGAGCGTGTTCAATTCGCTGCTGGCGATCCGTACAAAACGTATGACGGCGATGATGCTATCCACGAGCACGAGGGTTTCTCGACCAACATCAAAGAGGTCAAACTGCTCGACAAGCAGGTGAAACTGCTGGAGAACATGCAGATGCAGCTGCTGATGAACCAGCTGTGATACAATGGGAGAGGCGGTGAATAACCGCTTCTCTCCTTTCTGTTCTTTACCCTCATATAATAACAAGAAAGAATCCGAGCAATATAGGACATGATATTAAGAGTTCTATATAATGCTCGTAATTAGTGGTCGTAATGGACGAGACACAAAGGGTAACTGCCATGCTGTCGCTGGTAGTAAAGTGTGTAAATTGAGGTCTAAATTGGTTCCTTTCCTCTCTCCTTTTTCCTCCTCTTTTCCCCCTTTTCTCTTCCCCCCTATAACCCCCTATTACTATACCCCCAAATCACCTCCTTTTTTCTCTCTCCAAACCTCCAAAGGAAACCGCTTCGCGGTTGATTTTATTAATGATTTTATTAATGGAGATGATATTGATTTTATTATTGATTTTATTAATGCTCTTATTTATAGATTTTATTATTACTTTTGATATTAATTTTGTTATTGATAAAGTTAATGATATTATTTGTACTTAAGTTCATATTTGTTTTTACTTCTCCCCCCGTAAAGGAATTACTCCATAGAAAGCCTGAACTTGCTATTGATTTTCTTATTGATATTGTTCATGCTCTTATTTAAAGGAGATAATGATGATAATAATATTGAACTTGCTATTGATATTGTTATTACTAAACATAATGGAGAAAAATCACCATTAACAAAATCATATTTAAAATCATTAAAATCATTAGCAAAATCATTCATAAATAACAGAAGCACAAATAGAACATAAAATAACAACAGGAGAATTATATACAAAATCATTATTAACTTCTATATTTTCAGATTCAGAATCGGTATTAAATTCTCCTGTTTCTATAGGAATAGCATTATGGATAGCTAAATCATAGTTATCAGCACTGGGTTTAGTAACAAAACTATCCATAATCTATTCCTTTATAATTAAAACAAAGAATATAAGTAAGATTTTAAATAACAAAATCATATTTAATTTCATTAAATTGATTAACAAAATCATTTATATTTATTTTTTCAAAATGAATATTAACAAAAGGAATAGGAATATTAATGAAATTAGCATGTTGTTTAGTGGATTTTACAATAGCAAAATCATTAGTTCCTATTCCTTAACGATAAATAGGTGGAATAAGAATAAGATTAAAAGAAAGAGAAAGAGTAAGTTGGAGCATCTGATTCACCTCCATTAATTCTTCATTCCACTTCTCCTTTCATCATCATCTCCACAATACTCTTATTCCTGTTAAACATTCATTTTATTTCATTCCTTATAAACATCCTAACATTGCAATAATTTTTCACTATTTCACACACTTTCTTCATTCCTATCTTTATTCTTTTCACCACTTTTATCTTCATTAAATCCACTTTTATTTTCACCACAAGATTTATCCTAACCCAAAATCATATATAATTCCAACCTTTAAACAACTCAAAACAAGATAAACTATGGATACAATAGCATTAGTAACTGCATTACTATTAGAAATCACTCTTTATACGATAGTAACAGCAATAATTATGTTACAATTAATAGCTGTAATATGGATTCTAACTACAATAATTAAAAAAGTATTTAAAATACCAACAAAATAAATCACAACTTATGTTATTATACGCAGGAGGAAAATTAGCAGATTATACATCATATTCACGAGGCTCTTCTTTATCAGAACAAGGAGCAGAAATTCTACCTTGGATTATATTAGCTATTGTAGTAATAGTAATAGTATTTTTAATATACAAAAATACAGACCCAGATAAACATGAAAAATCATCAGATGGAATGGCTATATTTATAGCATTTATGTTAGTATGGGGTTTACCATTATTATTAATGATATTAACATCATAGCTTATGGATTCAATAAAAATAATTGTAATATGTATATCTTTAGTAGTAACAATAGGGTCAACTATTATAACATCTTATGTAGCTATTAAAGAATATAAACAATACAAAAAATATAAGAAACTGAAAAAGCTATAATATCATATTTGTTAGTACTTATACTTTTGATATTATTTGCTCTCATTTGCACCCCCGTAGAGGAACTACACCGAGACACATCTGTACTTGCCTTATTAACATCAACAATAGTATTAAATCGAGTTGGATTCATTACTTTACGGGGGAACATCATTAAAAATACATTAAACTTCACCTATGGATAACATAACTGGATTCATATTAGCAATAATATTTTCTATAATAATATGTACAGACATAATAACATACATTATAAAAGTAGAGAAACTTGAAATTAAAACAGAAAAAAGACTTTTCTTCTTTCAAACATTATCAAAAGTACTATTTATGTGCTTAATAACAATAATGTTTCAATTAATAATAAAAATATTCGAAACACTACATTCAGCATAAGCGATAGATACGGCTTTAACAGTATCTAAATTAACATTAATTATTAAATTATTATGGAACAAACTGTTGTACAAGGTGCAGAACAAGCTGCTGCTGTTCAGCCTGAAGTTAAGACAAGCGATTATGATGCCATCGTTAAAGGTATCATTGCTGCCGGTGGCAAAAAGATTCCGGGTATTCGTGTTAAGAACGCGAACTTTACTGAAAAGGATAACTATACTATGGTTTCCTTTACTCTCGCAAACAAAATTCGTGGTTATGTTCGCGATGAAGAAACCGGTACTTACAAAGAGGGTATGACTAATGTCATTTTCACTTCTCTTTTTGCCATTTGTGGCGCACTCAAAGAAGATGACGAAAAGGCATGGATTGCTAATCATCTTCTGAACCATCCTACTGCTCTTCCTCTGCTGTTCGCAGGTTCCACTATTGACATTGTTCAGAGTGAGATTCCCGCTGGTGTTACGTATCGTAATCCTTTTAGCACTCGTGAGAATGTTGAAGGTGTTACTTACGATCATGACACTATTATCAATAATCTTATCCGAGTTCGTTTCGGTAAGATGGGAGAAATTGCAGCAAGTCGTCTTATGGACAAGATGCTCGATTTGTAGCTATATATTAGTAGTGCTGGTGTAATAGCTGGCACTACTATTTTTACTTTATATAATGGATTATATTGCTGTTTATTGTATTTATATTACCATATTTCCAACTAATAGCATTATTATCGGTTATTGAGTAAAAAATATTATTATATAGTTGCATATTACAAAATAAAGATTTATCTTTACACTGATTTAATAATAAACCACCATTTTATATTACTATTATTATGAATACTGAAAAAGTAGCAGAAAAGGCACAAGTTGTTGCCAAAAAACAAGAAGTTAAAGAGGTAAAAGAAATACCTGCTGAAAACAACGAACCTATGTGCAAACAAGAGCTTCCTCACGATGAGGGAGAAAATCGTCCTCAGTTTGTAAAAACTGAAAAGGAAGATAAGCTCGGTAAGATTGCCCGTAAACTTAAAGAGAATCCTGCGGTTAAAAACATTCCTACACACGTGCTTGAATTAGCATGTATTGTTAAGGATAACGCAGAGATTCGTCGTTTCACTTCTCTCGCTATTCTTAACTATCTTCATCAGAAGAATGAACTGCGTGGTAAGAAAGGTTACGTTGACTTTCTTTGGAACAAGTTTGCCGTTAAGGCTGGTGGACTGTCCCGTGAATATCGTTATACAGAGCCTTTCTTTATTAAGGCTCTTGTAAGCGCATTTACAAGTTTTGCAAATTCTGCAAATAAGACTATTAACAATTTTCTTGAAATTGAACTTAACACTGAAATCAGTGAAGTTACTAACGACAAGGAAATTGCTGAAATAGTTGAAACTATTGCAACGAAAGAAGAATAATATTTAACTATGAGAGATTATGACCCGGATGGAGTAGAAATTAACTCCGAACTTTATGATACGGATTATGATGAAGTAGGCTTTGAACCTGAACAAGTTTCTGATGAAGATAATGAAATGGCAGATAAACTAGGTTATTAATTTGTTAATTTAATTGTTTTTGCTTATGAACAAGTTTTGGTGGAGCGTGCTTATGATTGCCGCTATTTGTATTTTAGGGGTTATTGATATTAAGACTATGAACACTTGGGTTGTAGTCGCTAATGTTATTCTTGGAGTTGTTGCTGCATTTGCAGCTTATAAACTTGGTAAGTTTCCTGCAAGTAAGAAGTAAGGTAGTATTCATTCCTTTACGGGGGATGAAATACGAACTACTTTAAGTTATATTGTAGCATTGGTCTATCATGTTATACAATCTGCCATTTTAGAGCGTGGTAGATTTAATGCTACAAAAACTGTTCTATGGTGTAATGGTAACACGTCAGATTTTGGTTCTGAAATTCCAAGTTCGAATCTTGGTAGAATAGCTATTGTTCCTATTAAAGTATGGAAATTTAAGTACATTTCTTTAAATATAGGAACGAGACGGGTAAATTGACTATTTTATATCCGTGATAACATAAGCCTCGTCAGCAAACTTGTATCATTACTAATTGTAATGATATAATTAGAGCTAAGTTATCTACTATTTAATAGCTACAAGTAGTATTTGGATTATATGCTCTTATTTGGCCTTTTCGTCTAAGGGTTAGGACGCGAGATTTTCATTCTCGAAATCAGAGTTCGAATCTCTGTTAGGCTACGGAGTAGGTTCGCTACTCGTTAGGCACATCCTTTAATATTAATGAATCAGTCATCCGTATTTGTCAGTATAGCACTTCCATAGCCAATTAATTCGACTGATTCATTTAGTGTCCATCTGCTGCGGACATATACTCCTCTTATGTCGTGATGATATTGGAGGAGTTTTTTATTTTGTTTAACTTAATACAATTCAAAACTTATGAAGTACGAAAAATGTAAAATTATTCTTGTTGAAACTACCGAAAAGTATGGCACTCTAAAAGTTGGTCCATCGGGTAAAATGTATCCGTGTCATGTATGTTGTGGTACATCGTTTGATTTCAAGTTCTATCATATGATGATATGCTCATACGAACCTGCATTTAATTCTGATATTAAAGTTTATGACAAAGAAAGTAATAAATTACTTAAAGTCATAGCTACCACAAATGAAAATTTGAATCTTCCTCGTCCGTCTAATGAATTTATTATTAAGTTCTGTAAGAATAAAGGTAATATTTCTGATATTCTTGTAGAATATGAAACTCTTAAAAGAGTTGAAAGTTCTACTAATTACGAACTTGATGATATTATTAATGAAGATGGTGAAAAAATTATTTCAATAGATAGATTTGAATTTTTTCAACTTATTACTCTTAAAGTAGCTAAAGATAATACTATTACCATTCGTAAGATTAAATCAGAGTTTACTCGTGAAGAAGTTTTAACTCTTCTTAAACAAGCTTACGATTTTGGTAAAAAGTATCATCATAAAACTATTGATGAAAAGGCATATTTTAATTATATTATTGACGAAATATAAACTATGAAAGTACAATTTAGAAGAGATAAACGTGGAAAGATTTTAATGTCTGATACTTTTAATTGGGATTATAATCCTTATAGAGTAGGTGACATGATTAATATTTGTGGTATTATGTATCATAAATATACAGATGGAGATAAAGATGGCGATGATTTAGTCAAAGTTCGTGATCCTGAATGGGACGGTATTTATGAAGTTATTAGTATAACTCATAATATACATATGGAACAAATTATATCTCAAAATTATACTCACGATTCTACTATTATACGAATTAAAAAGATATAATTATGTCAAACCTTACAATGCTTAACGATATTGCTCTTCTCCCTAAATCAATAGAATATGATGGAGAAACGTTTATGTTTAATACTTGGATTACTTTTAAAGGTAAACTATGTATTGGATATAAACATGTATTTACTCGTGATTCTTTAATATCTATTGTAGTAGGAAATAATATTTCTTATGGTACATATTTAGATGTTATAAGATTAAATGGAAAAGAAAAAGAAATAGAAATTATTATTGCTGAAACTTCTAAAATAGAAGAAGCATTTAATAAACTTTATCAAATTTTAATTCGAGGACCTTATAAACTTAATTGACATGATTTGGTTATTACTTATTATATGCATTGTAGTCACATTATTTTTCTTTGAAAATTTAATGATGATGGTAGCTAATTATATCACTTATACATCAGCTATTATAAGTGGAAAAACTGCTACTGAAAATCAAGAACAAGCAAAAAGACAAAACAATATTAGTAGTATACTTACTGTACTTTGTGCTCTTCTTTGGACTTTATTTATTTATTTATGGAATTAATTTAATACTACTTTAAATATGAGTAATCTTAAAGAAGCTCTTATAAAAGATTTTCTCTTTTTACATGGAGATAAAAAATACAGTAAAGAACACAAATTTGTTGCATGTGAACGTTCTCGTAATGAAACCAATGTAATTGTTGGTTATGCATATCGTTGGTTTAATGACGCTGCAACTGCTATTTCTCAATATTCTATTCCTATTTCTGAATGGGAAGATAAAGAAAAATTTATTACTTTTGACGATTATATAAAAGAAAATTCTACACCGGGTGAAGAATATAATTTACATAATATTAATTATTGTATTAATATTAACGCTTTCTTTATTGAACATTTAGAAGATAGTATGAGTACTATTATGGAACGTGAACATCGTAAAAATCCTCCTTACGAATGTTGTGATGAAGAAGTTGATTATTATTATGAAGAATTTGATTATTCTGATAATAATTTTCAAACAATATTTGATTAACTATGAAAATAAACGATTAATCGTAGTGATACCGGGTTGGTGAAATAGGTAGACACATTGGACTTAAAATCCAATGGCCAGTAATGGTCGTGCAAGTTCGATTCTTGTACCCGGTACTAAACCTTAAACTTATATTGATATGAGTGAAAAAGAAAATCTTACAGAAGCATTTAATGCTATATTTACAAGAGTGATTAATATAGCAAATAAAGAATCTATGAATCTTGTATTTAAACAACTTAATGAATATCATAAATGTATAGCTGCTGATAAAAGATATAAAATTAAGATTGAAATGTATACATCTGATAGTTGTCTTTTCGTTTATAAAAATAAACGATATTTTGCAGAGTTTTCATATACTCAATATAGCTGGATAATTAAAAAATCTTAATATTATGTGTAAATATTGTGAAGCATTGCAAGAAGATATGGAAGATATGGAAGAAATAATTCTTGCTAAAAATGGTTATTGTTCTCTTACTATAAAATTTGAACATGAAAGAGATAACATTGTTATTGATTCTTTTATTCTTAAAGCTGCTGAATTTAATGTAGCTGGTATTGTTATAAACTATTGTCCTATTTGTGGAACTAAATTAAAAATAAACAATGTTAATTGAATATAAAGATAGAAAAATTATAGTTCTTCCTAATGTTACGAGTATTGAAAATAGTTTTCAAATTCGTAGTATTAAGGAAATGAAAACTGTTATTAACACTGCTAAAGCTATATCTAAAGGACGTCATAAAAGATATAAAGAATATGCTATTCATGTTCGTACTATGTTTGGTATGATTTGTGAATGGCGAGCACATAATCTTTTATGGTCTTTAGGCATTAAACGAGAACGTACTAAAACTGTTGATTTAGAGCTTAAAGTTAAATGGTACTACAAAATAGGATATTTCATATTATCTTTTTGCTATTTAAGATGGTAATATTGATATATGAAAAATATCATTTATCTTTCAGAATAAAGTTAAATCTACTCAAATAAGCTAACAATGGCTTGTTTTCTCTTAATATATCGGTTTTATATGTAAAGTTGAACATCTGTATAACTTTATAATATAAAGCCGATATTCTGTCTATTTTGTATGAAAATTATAAAAATATTATACAATGGATCACTCTATCACTAATACTAAAATACCTGATATAATTTATGATTATAAAGATCATATAATTAAATGTGTAGAAACTAATAGTCCTATTAAAAGAACTATACGAAAAGAAATATATAAATGGGCCATTAATGAAATACACGAATATAAAAATCAGGAAAGATGCGCATTTATATGTCTTATAATAAAAAATATGTATTTTACTATTTTTTCTATGGAACATTTTGAATCTGTTTGTAATTTTAATCTTAATAACGAAAAACAAAATGTATTTCCCGAATTAAACGTTAATAAGATTAAACGTTATGCTATAAAACATAAAATTAAAATAGATACTACAACTACTAATGCTGCATGGTTTGATGGTTATGATTATTATATTAGAATTGATGTACTAACACATTGTATTGATACTATTGATAAGAATATCAAACGGGAAAAGCGTGTTGCTTCCCTACGGGGGAACAACATTAAAACAAATAATATCAAATAATAACAAATCTAATTCATTGTAAAGTTATGGCAAAGCGTCATTATGAGGAAAATGAATGTATCGCTGCTTTAAAGCGTCATTCGTGTGTTAACATTAACACTGCTGACAAGATTATTGTTATGGCAGCGGAAGGAGTAGGTATTCATACTCTTGGAAAAATTGATTGTCTTGTCAACTATCACGGATATTTTTCTCGTATAGACAAGGGTTTTAAACCTCAAGTTTATGTTCGTGAAAGAACAGAGAATAAACCATCTGAACCTAAAGTCAAGAAACTTCGTATGGCAGCTATGGTAAAGATGGATATTCGTATGCCTAAAAAGTAATGGTATATGCCAACCTTTAATTTCTCTGTTGTTAAAAAGAAAGACAAAAGAGAACATAAACCGGCTAAACAATATATAGTTTTAAAGAAAGGAATGACTGGTATTGTTTGCATTGATATAAATGGTAAATTTTATGTTAATGTAAATGATGTAAAAGTTCCTATTCTTAAAGAATGTTATTCTACTAAAGGCAAAACTTATATATTTTCTCGTAAGTTAAAAACTAATGGTAAAAAACTATGTATTGTAAGAACTAAAAATGATGCTACTACTGTATTCGAAGAATATTTACCTTTTTGTCCCGGTTGTGTAGTTGAAGGTAATCTTCTTTTAAACCCTTATGGTACTACTTTGTTTAATATAAAGAAAGTACGATTGGAATATGAAAATGTTGATGCTAAAGTAGCATTTTTGTATTGGAGAACTCACTATAACGAAATAGAAAGAAATAGAAAAAATAACAATGGAGTTTAACGTAGCTGGTGAAGCTTCGGATAAACGAATTGAATTTACAAAGGACCAAGAGGTAGCTATTAAAAATCTTATTGATTTTATTGCTACTCCTTGGTCTGATGTAGATTTTATTAGAGGTTTATGCGGTGCTGGTGGAACTGGTAAAACATTTATTACTGATTATATTATTAATCATTGTAGGTACAGTTTAAGTGTTATTAAATGTACCGCTCCTACTCATAAGGCTTGTCGTGTGTTAAGTGCTGCTATTCATGGTAAGAAAGTAGAAACTATTCAATCTACTTTTGGTCTTCGTCTTGATTTAAGACTTGAAGATTTTGACCCGGAACATCCTCAATTTAATCCTATGGCTTCTCCTAAAATTGCAGACATTAGACTGCTTATTATAGATGAAGCTTCAATGTTACCAATTAAATTGCTAAACTACATTATAAAGACTTGTAAAGAGAATAAAGTTAAAATTATAATGCAAGGTGATGCCAGCCAACTTCCCCCCGTAAATGAGAAGAAAAGTGCGGCATTTACTAAATGCACTAAAGTTTATTATCTTAAACAGATAGTAAGACAAGAAGCTACTAATCCTATTAAAATTTTACTTGATATACTTCGAGAAGATATTGATAACAGAACTTATCGTTTTCTTGAATATATTAGTAGAATGAGAGGTGCTGCAAATTACAATGAACTCAATGAGGGATTTATTGTTTGTGGTAAAGCTAAATTTAAAGAACTTATTGATAAGTCATTTAATGATGAATTATATACTAAGAATATAGATATGTATAGAATTGTAGCATATACAAATAATTGTGTTACTTCTTGGAATAACTATATTCGTCATTCTATTATTGCTGACTCAGATAAAAGCATTATTACTAAAAATGACTTAATCATGTCGTATGAAACTATTGTAAATGAGTTCATGGAAACTGTTATTAACAATAGTGAAGAATACGTGGTTAAAGATATTGTTGATTATGTAGATGCTACATATGGGTTTAATGGATTTCTTGTTAAGTTACAAATGGTTCATGGCGGTATGATTACTCGTCCTCTATTTATTATTAATCATAGAGATAAATTTAGTATTCAGAAATATTATCAAGTTATTACAAGTTTGATAAATGATGCTAAAACTGCTCGTAGTGGAGATAGAGGAGCTAAATGGAGACAATACTATGACTTTAAGAAAAAATATATACTCGCTACAAATATTGTAGGTCGTGACGGAAAGATATTATTTTCACGTGATATTGATTATGGTTTTGCTATAACAAGTCACAAGAGTCAGGGCTCCACTTATGATACAGTTTTTGTGGATGTTAATGACATGGTTTATGATAGATATGGTGCTCCATATTCTAACCAAGATGATCTTCTTCGTAGATTATATGTTGCTTGTTCTCGTGCTCGTAAAGAATTAATACTATGTTACGGAGAATAGTATGGGTAGGAGAGGACCAAGTGCTGAAAGATATGGACGAGATGGTATAAGTTTTGTCCAAACTAAACTCGTTAAAAGCAGATGTGAATATTGTTCTAAATGCCCTAATAGACTTTTTGCTAAAGACGAGGAAACTATTGTATTTGGTACTGGAACTATTGTAACAAATACAGTATTAGTATTACCTACTATTGAAGAACAATATTTTGAAAATAGTAACATAATAAATATATTAGCTGCTATATATAGTTCTTATACTAATAGAAATATGTTTGAAGATGTTTATATTACTTTTGCTACAAAATGTCATAGATTAAATGATTATAATACTTTTGCAGAAGCATATAAACAATGTAAAGCTATTCTAAAGTATGAATTATATAAAATTCATCCTACTGATATTGTATTATTAGGGCCATATACTCATAATTTATTAGGTAATGAAGATAATTGTGGATATGCAAGACTTCATCGTCTTATTAATCCTAATGTTTTTTATACTGATAAACAATTATGGGAAATATTTAAAAAACACTTTGGTTTACTTATGGTTCAACTATTAAATAGATGATATGATAAGATCAAAGTTTTACGATGTCGAAATTCTAAAGAATTTCTTTTCTATTACTATTATAGATATCACTTCCTATCTTGAAACAATGAAAGATATTTGTGATGAAAAAGGAAATCCAATACCTCTTGTTCAAAAACTTACTGTTGCTGAAATTAAGAAAAGATTAGATTCAGTTAAATTTGAAAGTTATTATATCACTGATACTGATGATAGTCAATTATTTTCTATGCTTAAAGCTATTAGTGATATGAGACCTCATTATGAGAAAAATGATAACGGTGACGATATACCTGTTACAACTCATATGTATGGTTATAATAGTGGCAAATATGATAAGTTTATGATAGCAGCTTTGCTTATGCACCATAATAACGTTAATGGTACTAAAGAACTTATCAAAATATTATATGAAACTTCACAAAAAATTATTCAAAATCAAAATGAAGATCGATCTTATAATAAGAATGATTTTTATATTAATGCTTTGAATAAATTTAAACTTCCTTATACTGATATTGATATAATGCAAATATTTGCTTTAAATAAAGCAAGTGCTGTTATAGATAAAAATGGTGAACGTAAACCTGTTCCTAAAAGCCTTAAACAAACATCTATTAACTTACAATGGTACGAGTTATTAGAGTTTGAATTGCCTCCTATATGTGAAAAAGACGTACATTATTATCATACTATTGATAGGTATAAAGGAATGACTATTCCTCAATTAAATTCTCTTATTACTAAATGGGAAAGATTTATTATTGATGAATATATTCCTCCTATGATGTATTATAATAAAAACGACTGTTTTATTGGTTGTGAAATGATACGTCTTAATATTGATGAAATTCGTTTAAGATATAATATTGCTCGTTCTTATGGACTAAATGTGCTTAGTGCAAGTAGAAGTAATATTTCTGATGCTTTTATTGAAAAGTTCTATTCTGAAATGAGTGGACTTCATCCTTCTCAATGGAAAGGAAGAAAGACTGAACGCAAAGCTCTTGCTTTTAAGAAAGTTATATTTGACTTTATTAATTTTAAGACAGAGCCTTTACAGAAGATGTTACGAGAAATGAAAGAGGTAGTAATATTTTCTATTGGTAAAGATGCGTTCAGTAAAGAGATTTCTATTAATGATGGAGTTTATACTATTGCTACTGGTGGTTTACATAGTAAAGATATTCCGGGAGCATTATATAGTTATTGGCCAACCGATGATGCTTCCTCTACGGGGGAACAAACAAAGACTAAACGATTCAAATATGTACATTGGGACATTAGTGATGAGGTGCCCCATATAAATACTCCTTTAACTGCTGGAACATCGTGAAGATATTAGTGCTACAACGTGTGTTGAAAAACAGAGCGTGAATGCTTGAAAAACTAATGTTATATGACAATCAGCAGCCAAGACTACCTGTTATGTTGTGAAACATAACGATAGTAAGGTTCATCGACTATCTCGAAAGAGAGTACAGCCTAATGGTTGGAAACGGGGAGAATCGTATTAACGATTAAGATATAGTCAGGTTCATAGTGAAAGCTATGATGTTAAAGTTCATCGTTCTATCCATCAATAATGGTACAATATGGTATAGCGCCTGCTCATCTTGACCAAAAAGTTTTTGTTAAACTTATTAAATGGATGAGAGATACTCGTGTTACAGCTAAACATACTAAAGGAGATATTGATGGAGTTCCTGCTAATATATTAGCCGCTGTTCTTAAGATTGTCATTAACGCTATTTATGGTAAACTTGGTTTTGAACATGGTGATTTATGTGATAGACTTGCTGTACTTAAAGTTACTATTAATGGACAGTTAATGATTATGATGTTATGTGAAGAATTGGAATTGAATGGGATAAAAGTAATTAGTGCTAATACTGATGGTATAGTTGTCAAACTATATGAAGATAAAATCGAAATTTTTAATACTATTGCTAATAATTGGAAACAACTTACTGGACTTGATGCTGATAGCGAAGAATATAAATGTTATATAAATAGAGATATAAATAATTATTTTATTCAGGAATATAACGGTAAAATTACTGCAAAAGGAGCTTTAAATCCAAAGATGTATCTTGAAGATTTAAAGAAAGGGTATGATATGCCTATTGTTGCTGAAGCAGTAGTTAACTATTTTTTATATAAAATTCCTGTAATGGATACTTTATATAAAGCAAAGAATATTCTTGATTTCTGTAAAACACAAAATATTGGTAAACAATTTCATGTTGAAGAGACTATTGTAGAAAATGGTAACATTATTCGTAAAGTTTCTCAAAGAAATTGTAGATTCTATGTTTCTAATAATGGTACTATTGTAGAAAAAGTTAACCCTTTAGCTAATATTAGAAACAAACTATGTGCTGGTTATAAGTGTACAATTCTTAATAGTCTTGATGATAAAGATATTTCTTTAAGAGATATTAATTATCAATATTACTTTAATGAAGCTATGAAAATTATTAATCCTATTAAACTTGGTATTTCACCATCTCAAAAAGGTGATCCTATACATAGAACTAAAAGTGGTAAAGCTCTTCTTAAAAAATATAGTGGAATAACTCAAACCCTATTTGATGAAGATGGAGGTTCTTAATCAATTTTATGAAACTGTTATTGATAAATGGCGAAACAATAAAGGTAAAGGTACTATTCATTGTAATAAGCCATTTAGTTATGCCACTTTAGCTGTTACCACTATTGGTAAATTTGTAGCTAAAAGAGGTGATGCGAGTATATTTATAGTCGTACAAAGTTTTGATATGAGGAAAGAACTTATATCTGAGTTTGATAGACTTAAAATTGATCATTCGCGTATTACTTGTGTTAGTCAGAATTATATTAGAACAAGTTATAAGTATAATTATGATTTGGTAGTGCTTATTGATGTTACACCTTTTAGCATTATTCAAATGTTTTGTGATCGTACTAAATTTGTTATGAATATACTTACTAATACTAAAATTCTTGCTCCTCAAACTTTAAGTAAAGTTTATATTATACTTCCATCTATTAATGGAGAAATTAGTGTTCAACAAGCAAAGAACGCTATTATTTGCTCCCCCGTAGAGGAACATCGCATAGCAGTTACTATTTCCGCTGATGATAAAGCAGAATATGATAAACAGTCTGCTTATATTAGCAATACTATGGTTATTATTGGTGATATTAAAAATATTGATAGAATCAAACATGGTGACAGACAATTAGGTTTGTCTGGTGCTGAAGTACGTGATAAAATTGCTCGTGCTAATGGTTGGTCTGAAACTCTTGATATGTCTGTTCCTTTTAATAAAGAAGTGGATAGCGCATATAATCCTACACTACTGTATGAAAAAGCATGTACAGTATATGAAGTTATGAGAAAACGAAGAGATTTAGTTACAGATAATGAAGCTAAACTTTCTCATATATTAGATATTATTAAAGATAATCCTGATAAAAAATTCGTTATTATTTCTAAACGAGGTGAGTTTGCAGCTTTGATTACAAAACATCTTAACGCTAATGGTATTAAGTGTGGAGATTATCATGATTGTATTGAGAAAGCTGTTGCTATTGATGATGATGGAGTTCCTATTCTTATTAAATCCGGTGCTCACAAGGGGGAGCCTAAAATCATAGGCTCACAAGCCATTTCGACGGCCAATTTACGACGATATATTTCCGGTGATATTCAGATACTTTCAACAAAAAATAGCTCGTTAAACGGGCTGGAATTGACGTGTGATGCGTGGATTATTACGTCACCATTATGTGAAGATATTCGTACTATTAAAGGTAGGTTTGCCGACCTACATTTTACCACTAATCCTAATATCATTTACAATCTTTATTGTAATGGTACATTAGAAGCTACTGCAATAAGTAAAATAAAAGGTAGCGCAATTCACGCAATAGTGGAGGATGAACAAAAAAATTTATATATAGATGAAAATACCGGTGATATTATTTTGTAAATTCGAATTTAATCCTTATAATTGTAGTACCAATTAACGTTCTTTGATACAATGATGACGGAACAAACTAACAAACCGAATGACGAAGCTACTGTTAACAATGCCAAAGTAGCAATAGTCAAAGAGGATGTTAAACAACCCGTTACTGCTGTTAGTAATTTTAATGGTGGTTCTATTAATTCTCTTAATCTTTTAGACGAAAAACAACTTGCATCTGCAATGAATTTTCTCGATAAGATTATGAGAACTGATAAAGGTGGAATTAAGACCGTGAATGAGGGTCTTGCTGTTCTTATGAGAGCAAAAGACCTCGATATTCCTTTCAGTACCTCCCTTGAACATATCCATGTTATTAATGGTAAAACAGGTGTTGACATTCATATCATCAAAGCATTATTGTCGAGGGCAGGTGTTACTTGGCGTTGTACTAAAAATTATTCACCTCTGTATGAATATACAGACGGCATTAATGTTTATGTTGATAATGTTCTCCCGGACTATACTGAAAAATGTAGAAGTCGTAAAGAGGCAGAAGAGAAACAAATTAATTCTAAAGATAAAGATGTAGTTTATGTTTATCCTGTTCAGTTTTATAGTGATATGCGAAAGACTATTTATAAAAGTTATCAATTAGATAGTCGTTTTGCTATTGCGGTTACAAAGACTGATGTTGACACGATAACTAAAAGTGGGAAATGTCCTATTTATCGTATTCCTAATCAGGCAGTCGATTATATTACTGAATATGAATTTCGTCGTACTGTAAACGGCAAAGAAGTTGTTGCTGTTAGTAGTTTTAGTTTTTCAGAAGCTATGACTGCTGGTATGTTCGAAAAAGATACTTACAAAAAATATCCTAAAGTTCTTATTGGTCATAGAGCATTTACATATGGTGCTCGTGATATTGCTTCCGATGTTATTATGGGTTGTATGGAAACAACTGAACTTAAAATAATTTCGGGTAAAGAACTTAATGATACTGAAATTGCTGACTTTGAGGAAGTCAAGTAATGGAAAAAGTTATTCCTCAAAAAATAAATCAAACAATTAATTTTTTAAACACAAAGAATTATGAAAACTTTTGGAAATGTTAAAAGCTCGGGTTTTGGTTTTGCTGTTGTTGCTGCTGGCCAGCGCAATATGACTGCTGATCCGCAGGTAATTGCTACCTCTACTGAGGGCGGTTTCCGTATTACTGGTCCTGTTACTCGTATTCTGGG